AATATTAAACGGATGGCCCAAATGTGAGCAAGAGGCCTTCTACAATCCATACTATATATACAACCCCAGTAACCCCGATACAATAGAGTTTGAGCGTAACCCCAATTCATTTCTACAAATACCGAAAATGCCAAGGACTCCGAGGCAATATCGCATTCATGCTAAAAACATTTTCCTAACATACCCTCACTGCCATCTAACTAAAGAAGACGCTCTTCTGCAACTACAAACTATACAGTGTCCTTCAACCAAGAAATTCATACGAATTTGTAGAGAAAGGCACGATAATGGGGAACCTCATCTCCATGTGCTTATCCAATTCGAAGGAAAAATCCAGCTCTATAACCCCCGTCATTTCGATTTACGAGATGGAGGTTCCGGTCGCATCTGCCACCCAAATATTCAGGGAGCTAAATCGAGCTCCGACGTCAAGTCCTATATCGAGAAGGACGGAGATTACATCGACTGGGGTGAATTTCAGATCGATGCACGATCTGCACGAGGAGGTCAACAGACGGCTAATGATGCATGTGCAGAGGCGTTAAACTCAGGTACCGCTGAAGCCGCTTTGGCTGTCATTAGGGAGAAACTCCCTAAAGATTACATCTTTCAATTCCATAACCTGAAACCAAACTTAGCGGCCATATTCAATCCTCCTCCTGTAGGATACGTCCCCAAATACAACCATACCCAATTCGTCTTAACAGATGATATTTTGGATTGGTTAGAGTCTAATTTTTTTCTGGAGGAGTCCAATTCCCCTGCGGGGCCGAGTAAATATAAGGTAATTCCATCTATCGACAGACCTAAATCAATAATCATCGAAGGTCCTTCAAGAACAGGTAAAACCCTGTGGGCAAGATCCCTTGGATCTCATAATTACATAACCGGTCATCTCGACTTCTCCACTAAAGTATACAACGACGACGTTTCTTACAACGTGATTGATGACGTGGACCCCCATTATCTAAAGATGAAGCACTGGAAGCATTTAATTGGTGCGCAAAAGGAGTGGCAGACAAACCTCAAATACGGGAAGCCACGTATTATAAAAGGGGGAATCCCTTCGATCATTTTATGCAACCCAGGAGACGGAGCCTCATATCAAAACTTCCTCGACAAACCAGAGAATGAAGCCCTTAAGTCCTGGAGTTTACAAAATTCAGTCTTCACAACAATCGAGGAACCTCTCTTCAATATCACGAGTGATCAAGAAGTCGAAGACAGTACTCCTACCGTGTAAGTGCAAATTCACAATACATCATGAGTGTGGTGAGGGATTTACGCACAGGGGAACCCATAACTCATCGTCAATCAACGATTGGAACATACATACATCAAGTACCAAACCCGTTTCATCTCAAACTAATATCATGGGACCACCAGGAGAACGGGTTCTTCAACATCAGATTACAACTCCGATTCAACTACAACCTACGGAAACAACTGGGATTACACATGGCTTGGATCGAATTCACGGTATTGGGTCGTCACCGGAGTTTGACTGGACATCGATTTACGACGATTTTTTTGAAGAGATTACTCTTCTACCTTAATAATCTAGGGATTATATCCCTTAACCTTGTAATAAATGGTATTAGTCATGTTTTATTTAAGGATTTTAAGTTTGTCGAGTCTGTAATAAATCAAGAGTATCGTGTTGCAATGAAAGAAGAGTTTTATTAATACATTAAATCTCTATTTATGAAATACATGGTCCACTGTCCCTTCAAATTAAACGAAAATTGAGTAGCCTTGTTATCACAAATACATACGTATAACAAAGCCCCTTTCTTCAAATCCTCGTATTTTCCTCCAGCCGTATCCTTCCACTCGGAAGGCTGCCATATATTACGAAACTTCATACGTATAGGCTTTTTAACCGGACCAACATTAGGCGCCTTATAATTTTGTTTCTCCCCAAAAGCAACACCGGTAGACCGTAAATAATGCTCCGTCTTTCTCTTAACAATAAACCGAGATTTAACACTCTCGGCGACCTCATACATGGACGGAAACTCTTTATACTCCATATCAAATATGTCAGAGGGCTTTGGAAATGTACCACCAGGATCATTATCAAGAATAATCCAACTATACATCGTCATATAATTAGGCGCTTCCCAGAAAGCATCATTGGCCATCAATACCCCATTAAAATGCATATGTGCGGTCTTAGTCATCACCGAGTCACGCTGGTCCCTACCAATTCCTCTTACGTAATTATTCAACATAGTGCAGTCCCCACTAAATGTCACCGTCCACCCATTATCTCCACCAATCTTATCCTTGTAGATCTGATAATCACTAGCTTTTAACTTACGATACCTATACGGTTTATTACCTCGAACAGGAAACTTCGACCATCTACGTCTCGCAGCTACTCGACTGAACTGGGCTTGATTGTTGAACAGGGCTCTCCTCACCGCCGGTCTCTTCACCGGTGTCTTCGGTGCTAAGTCGTAGCCTGGAGAGTGCCACCTCGGCCTCTTTAAACTCCACGTTCCACTCATCTTTCAATATTTGAAACGGCGTTCGCGTTTCTTCTTTTAACATAAACAGAAAACTATACGCCTCGTCGGTATAAGCTGGAACTACGGACCAACACTTCTCTGGTAAAATACGAGCGAGTCGTAAATGTGTAGCCAAAGGGGCCAATAAATACTCCGATAAAGAGTAAAACCTTCTTTTTTTATACCTAAACGCCCTAACCCGTTTATCGTCTTTTGCGATTCTCCAAATCATTTTTTAATATACACATTTCCTAATACCGATGCTAATTATATAGCCGAAGCTTAGCTTCGGAGACAAATAGTACAGATACACGTGTAATCGCACTCAATAACCAATCTTTAATACTTTACCTTTGGGACCACACGACCAAGACTAATCGTCTTTACTTTCACTTTGGCGCGGCTTCTCCACTACGCACCTGTCACCATCAAAACACGCGCCAAAAATTTTTTTTTGGGCCATCCGGT